ACAGCCTAAAACAACTTACAGCCCTAATTCATCTGCATCTGGTTTTAACCAGAGTAAAGATTCAGGCTTAGATTTCTCAAGAGGCTTTAATGATAAAGCTAGAGTGAATACAGCTATGGATAATTATAGAAAGATTGCAGATAAACACGGCATTAAATTAAATTTTTAAACTGAGAGAAATAATATGACTACTTTTACTTATGCAGCAGTACCCAATATTGCTCGTCAAGAGCTATATCAAGGTTCTTTAGAAAAACAATTCGATGATTGGTTAATTGGTCGTCCTTTGTTCGATGATAAAACAGGTATCTTCCCTGATGGGGATAACTTGAATGTTACGTTAACCGCAGACCGCGCATTAGGGGACTATGCGGAGGATGACCAGATTCTATATACTGGTATGAATACCTCCCAAGTCGCACTAAGCGTTACTGCTTATAAACAGGATGGCTTCTTCGTAACCGATAAAATGAAGCAAGATGCTCATATGGCAGAAGCTTTCTTCCAAGAGAACGTCCATAAGTCGGGTGTTGCTATGGCTACGGATATGGAGACTGCTTGTTTAGCTACTGCTAATACTCAGACTCTAGGTAATGCTAACGCTATTAATGGTGCTTCTCACCGTTTCCAAGGTGGCGGTACAGGTGGAGCTCTTACCATTGACGATATCATGTACGTTAAGTACTCTTTCGATAAAGCATTCGTGCCTACCGAGAACCGTGTACTAATCGTTACTCCTGAAATGGAATACGAGTTGAATAAGTTATTGAACATTACTGAAGTGAGTAATGGCTCTTCTAACTTCAACTTCGATGTACAAGGTTTAGTCCAAACTGGCTTTGGTGATAAGCTTAACATCGTCCGTAACATTGCTGGTATTAACATCATGGTTAGTCATAACCTACCTGCTATTACTGCTGAGACTCTAGCTCTCTCTGGTGGTACTGGTGGTGGTGCAATTACTGGTAAGGGTTGTATCGCAATGTCTATGGCTAATGATACATCTATGCCGTTCATGGGTGTTGTACGTCAGCGTCCTGAGACTGAGTTCTTCCGTAATACTAACCGTAAGCGGGATGAATGGTCTGCTACTTGTCGTTATGGCTTCAAGCTTAAGCGTCCAGAAACCCTAATCACTATTGCTACACCTAGCTAGTAAGTGACTTTTAAAAGGGATTCTTAGGAGTCCCTTTCATAAAGTTCCTTGGAGATAAGAATGAAACGAACACTATTACAAGTCACTCAAGAATACTTAGATGCCAGTAGTGGTTTCTACGTAGATAGTATTTTTGATACAGATGAGAGTCAACAAGTAGCTAAAATAGCAGAGCGTGTGTACTACCAGATGGTACAAGAATACGACAATCTGTTATTCACTACAAAAGAATTAACACTGGAGTCTGTAGCTGATACAGCTCGTCCTAACTACATGCTTCTTCCAGAAAGAGTACAGAAGGTACAAGAGAGTAAAGTCTGGTATAACGTCTCTACGGAGTCAGGAGAGCTTAACTACAAAAGACTGGAGTACCTACCTCCTTTGGACTTCATAGCACAGAGCTTGCATTCTAACTCTACCAACTCTATAATAGTGGAAGGTTATGATGACAACAAGATGCCTGTCAAGACCAATCAGTTCCCCTCTTACTTCACTTCTTTTGATAATAAATACGTAGTATTCGATTCTTATAATAGTCAGTACGATACCGTATTACAAGCCAGCAAAACAAGGTTCATAGGTTCACAAGAAGAAGTATTCCTCCAGCAGGATGATTTTGTAATCCCTGTTCCAGCACATCTCTCTGAAACATACTTAGATATGTTTCTCAATGAGGCTCTCACTCTAGTACATCAACAGCCTATAGGCATGATAAGTCAAAGAGCAAGAGCACGTAGAATTAAACTCCAACAAGACAATCGTACACTAGGACAAAGCCGTAGTAAGACTAAATACGGTAGAAGAGCCACAAGTGCTAGTTACGTACCAAGAGGACATGGCGAATGAGTAATGAAACAGGTTATAAACTAATTTTTGATGGACTCTACAGATGGAGTCGTAATGGTGTAGTTGCTAAAGAATTAGCAGGAGGTTTCTCTCGTCAACGGGAAGCCTTTAGAGCGCTAGAAGCTTATAGAGCTAAGTTGAATCCTGTATCAGGGATTGAGTCAGATGCTTCTATAGAGGGTTTGACTTCTAAAGCAGACCTCTTGAAATGGGCAGAGAACAACGGTAAGGAAGTACCAGAGAAGCTTAAACAACCCAGCGCCATTAAGAAGTTCTTGATGGGCAAGAAGGATTAGTCATGCCAAGAGCTTCAGGACAGAAAGATTATCTATCTTTAATCAAAGGTTTGAATACAGAGAACTCTTCTCTTGCTTTCCCTGAAGGCTTTACAGCAGATGAATTGAATTTTGTAATTGATAAAGATGGTTTGATTCGTAAAAGACGATTAGGATTTGAGGAGTTAGTTACTCCTTTTGTTGTTACTGCTCCTTTTGCAGAAATAGAGAATGTATTCTATTGGAGAGGGCCATCTCTAGTCTGTGTTATTGTAACGGATACTACACCTCAGACAACCCTTCGTTTTCATGCTGTAGATGATGACTTCACTTTCATAGCTGAAGTTATAATAGCTTCTTCTGTAGTGAAGACTCAGATTGCTGAGACTACTAACTTCCTTGTTCTAACTACGGATAGTGGGTCTAACCCTGTTATGTGTGAGTACAAAGAGGTTACGAAAGAAATCTTTGTTAATAACGTGAATATCCATGTAAGGGACTTTGAGCTAGTGGATGATGGACTAGAAATATCAGAGAAGCCTACGGGACTAACAGACAACCATAAGTACAATCTATATAATGCTGATTGGCATTTATCAAGGAAGGACTTAGAGGATGCTAAGACTGAGAAGAACGTAGCACAAGCCTTCAAAGACTACTCAGGATTCTACCCTAGTAATGCTCAAGTGGCTTCTATAGGTATTATTATAGATGAGACTGGTGATACAGTATTCTCTTCTAAGGATATTGAGGGAGCTAACTTCGGTAATAGTAAAGCAGGTAGAGGTCACTATGTATATAATGTTAATGATTTCGATAGGGATGCTAGACTCCTAACTCCAGATGAAGATGGTGCGCCAAGTACAACCTTGAGTGCTATAGGTACAATAGACTTCTCAGGAACACCTACTTATAATCCAGATGAACCTACTAATGACGACCCCTCTGTTCCTGATGGTGGTGGTGGACTCCCTCCTTATAAACCATATTATGATGGGAGGTATATCCCCTAATGGCAGTAACAGCCCCTAAAAAGAGCTTTAAAAACCCAGTCTCCTGTGCCAGTGCATTCGGGAGATTCTTCTATGCTGTAGATAGTACTGTGTACTTCACACAAATAGCAGAGACAGATAGTGATACGGGAAGATGTTATCAACAGAATGACCCAACAAGTACAGAGTTCCCAGACCTCTTGGATACAGATGGAGGAGTAATAGAACTAGAGGATACTCAGAGAATTAAAGCTATGCAGCCTTATAGCTCTGGTGTCCTTATCTTTGCTGGTAATGGTGTATGGTACATATATAACCCTGATGGGGGATTCAAAGCTACAGCGTTCAATGTAGAGAAGATTACAGATAGAGGTATAGATAGCGCTAAGAGTATTGTAGTAGCAGATAATACTATTTACTACTTCTCTAATAACGCTATTATGCAAGTGAGCACTAATCAATTTAATACTGTGGATGCAGAGGATATTACAGAGAACTCTATACGTTCTTATTACTTATCAGTGCTTGCAGGGGAAGAAGCTCAGGGAGTATACAACTCAGGCACTAAACAATGTGAATGGTGGCTTCCTAAAGCTCTAGGAGAGGGTTTAATCCTAGATACTACTGTAGGTGCATTCTATCCACAAAAGCAGAGCAGTGATACATACAAGCTCAATAGAGCCTTCACAGTAGCTAATGCTATATACTACCCTTCTTCTATTAAGACTGATACGAATGTTACGTACTCATTCTCCTCTCCTCAGAATGCTTTGTTTCAAGACTTTGGTACAGACCAGAATGCTTATCTCGTAACAGGCTTTGAGACTCTTGGTAAGTTCTCTAATAAGAAAGCTGTATCACAAGCTAGAGTATTCTTCAGGAAAACAGAGACAACCATTACTGATTACGTAGATGGATATGTATTTGATAAACCTAGTAGTTGTTTATTTCAGTCCAGATGGGACTTCGATAACAGTAATGCCTATGGTAAGTACACAGGGGTATTGGATGGAGTAGGTAGGGGACAAGCTATGCAGCTTTATAAGCCAATGCAAAGAGGCTTTATACCTGATGCTTATCCCTATACTTTTGATACAGGTGAAGCCCTTATCTCTAAGAAATTTAATATACGAGGTAATGGGGATGCTGTTCAATTCGTATTCCAGACAGAGCCGCAGAAAGATATGCAACTCTTAGGGTACTCTGTGAGCTATACAATGAGAGGTAGAATGTGATTACTCTGGAAGACAATGGTATGTATGTCCTACGTATGGAGTCAGTGGAAGATACGGCTTACCTACATATGGACTACAAGAAGTCTGTGTTCTCAAAAAGTTCTTATGAAATACTTCTCAATGACTGGGTACAGATACTAGAGCATGTAAAATTAATGGGGTTTACTTTCGTAGGAAGTATTATCCCTAAGTCAGATAGAAAGATACAGAAGTTTCAGTCTTTGTTTGGATTGGAAATAGAATTTGAAACAGAAGAAGTTTATATTTATAGGATGGAATTATAATGGGTTTTGCCGCACTACCACTTGCATCTAAAATACTTATTGGCACAGTTGCTGCCAGTTCAGTAGGGGGTATTGTTTCGGGAGAGAAATCTCGTAAACAACAACGTAAAGCCACTCGTAATCAAGAGGGTGTCAGACGAGCTCAACAAGCCAGAGAGCGTATGGCTTCTGTACGTGAACAACGTATAGCACAAGCTCAGATAGTTCAAGGAGCAAGCACTGGAGGCACTCTAGACAGTAGTAGTGCTCAAGGTGGATACAGTGCTGTAGGTAGCCTGACAGCAGGTAATATACAATTCGGGAATCAGATGGATTTCTTCCAATCTCGTATAGCTCAGAACATGACTAAAGCCAATCAATATGCAGGTCAAGCTTCTATATTTAATAGTGTAGCTAACCTAGCAATGACAGGGGCGAGTATGATGAAACCAGCTACTCCTTCACAATCTGTCCCATCAGGGAGTATGAGTAATGCAGGTAGTCAGTCTAGCAGTATTGCTAGTAATTCAAGCCCTTGGAGTAACCCACTCCCTCCATCACCTTTCGGATAATATAAATGAGTGAAATACCAAAAGCAGAAGACAATCAAGCTATAGCTGGTGAGCAATTGAGAGTTGACCCTCAACAAGAAGGTGAGATTGAAGGTGGACAGGTATGGGAACAAAGAGAAGCTGATGTTGTTGTGGATACAACTCAAGAGTTCTCTTTTGGAAAAGAGGTAGAGCTAGAAGATTTCGACTTCGGAGAACTTGAATTAATCCCCTTTATGCCTATGCTTACTGAACATGCATCCAAAGAACAGGCTACATTAGCAAGTGCTAAGGCAGGGGCTCCTGTAGAGATGATACAGAAGCAGATTAAAGCAGGGGACTACCGTATGGTAAGGGAAGCCTCTAATGCTTTTGGTGAAGAGTTCTATGGAGATATGTTCTCCCTATACGAGAAGAATATAGCAGAGGCTAGTACCCCAAAAGAAGTGGGTGTATTACTAAAAGAACTAGAACAAGAATTACAAAGGAAGCCTACTCTAGCAGAACAAAGAGCGAATTATACAAAGCACGTTATCCGTACATCAAGAGGATATGAAGGGGAGACAGATATAGAGAGTCTTCATCCTGTTCTACGGGAATCTGTTAAGAATAACATGATGGCTAATAATCTCTCTAAGATGCAGATGGAACAGGCTAATAGCGTAACTCCTCTAGGGATGCTTGTTGATTTCTTAGAATTAACCACTCTTGTAGGGGCTGGCTCAGAGGAGTTATTAAAGAATACTTCTGATATATATGACAACTTGGATAAGATGGATGGACTCCCCTTTGATAAGCAAATGGCTCTAATGGAGTCATTAGTTGAAGCAGCTAAGAACCAAGAGACTTATTTATTCAATAACAACAACTCCTTCATTGCTAGTGGGCAAATTGATACCATGTACAACGCTGTACTTCAAGGTGCGAGAATGAAGTCAGAGGGCTACACTGAAGCTGAAGTAGGCTCTATGCTCGAAACAGCTTTCAATGGAACTCTCTTTGTAACTCAGGCGGCTGGCCTAGCTAAGAGTGTAGGACGGATGGGTAAGTTTCTAATGAGGCGTATTCACTCCAGTAAAAATTTAGCAGCAGCCGCTAAAGAGCAAGAAGAATTAATGCAAGGGATATTGCGCTCGGAAGCTATAAGTCGCCTGTCCCCTGACAATGCTCAATATAGAATGGAGGGTACTGTACCT